TCAAACATTCCTACTGCAAAAGATATAGCCATACTGGTATAATGCCTAAACATCAACAAGGAGAACCAAAATGGACGTACACGTAGGTGTCAGAATCATGGATAGCGACAGAACGGCACTAAAACAGATGACTAAAGAAGAGCAGTGCTCCATGTCTGATTTAATGGTGAGAGCAATGAAGCCTTACTTGTCAGGGGAAGCTGAACTCCCTCATAAGTCGGCAGGAAGGCAGGTTGCGACCACACTCGTCATAGATCACGAGATCAGGGACACGATCAAAGAGATGTCAGACAAGCACGGCCTAAGCGTGAACGAGGCTCTGCAGTTCATGACTTACGAGTTTCTGCGAGAGATGTCCAGGAGCAGTAGGAAAAGTCTAAGAAGGTCGGAAGTGATCAACGGGAAGGTGCAGATCAGGCCAGCAACCTGAAACAAACGACGATTCAGGAGCAAACAGCGAAGTCCAAGTACAAGCCAAAAACGGAATCCGACCATTTCCCCGAATTCGTGGACACGGTCGTGGACACGGTCGTGGACACGGTCGTGGACACGGTCGTGGACACGGTCGTGGACACGGTCCACGTCACGATCCAACACATTGACAACTCCAACTCAGAGACCTACACTACACACTCCCTAAACTTTTGACGTGTGTAGAAATGAAGCCAGACCTAACCAGCGTGAAGACCCTGGTGACCTCGCCCTCAGCACTGGCAGAACACCTGCAACTCACAACCAACGCCATTCGTCGATGGATGAAGGTGAACCGAATCCCCGGCTCGTCGGTGATCAAGGTGGCCAATTTCTACGACGTGGAGCTAGTCGATCTGCTGCCGTTGACCGGGAGCGAGAAATCGAACGAGACGCGGGTCAGCCTGAAGCCACGGCTGGTCCTCCAGACCCTCATGGACGTCTTCAGAGGCACGATCAGCTTCCAGCAAGCCTTGGACATCACCGGGCAGTCGTCGATCTCGCTGAAGTTGATTCTGACGCACTGGGGAGACGAATTACCGACGCTCTACACCACCCTGGAACAGCTTGACCAGCGTAGAATCTCACTCGATGAAGCGTCGGCGCGCTTGCGGGTGACCAAGAACACGATGAACGGAATCCGCAGGAAATACGGATACGCGCCGGGGCCGACGCCACGGGTGAGGCCGCTGCCGACCGTGGGAACCCGCACACAGGCAAACGAGGAGATCGCCCTGTGTTGTATCGCTGGGAAGTACACGGCGAAAGAGGCGGCAGAACTGCACGGAGTGTCTCAAAGAACGATTTTCAGGGCAGTAGATAAGCTGTCGGATATCGGACTCGGGGAACTGGCCGGATGGCCACTGGTGTTCAGAGAAGCCTATGCCGCTGAAATTGAGCGTGAAATGTTCAAATTTGCTCGAAAATGGCTGGAATACGCGAGAAATCAGCGACTTTTTATCGAAAAATCGCCAAAATACCCGAAAACGCCCGAAACATGGCGTAATCAGCCTATAAAGCGACTTTTGGTGGGTGTACTGCAGGCAGAGGCAAACTTGGAGGAAGTGGCGAAGTCGAGAGGGGCTGAACCACAGATTCTGCGAAGCATATTCAATAACGACCTGCAAAACCTTGGTGTGGATTTTGATTCGCTGGAGTCCACGCCTATTCAGCACCAGGTCGCAGTCGCTGAGATACTCATTGCAATGATGGAACGGAAAAGAAAGGTAGTCGTATGAGAACACTGATCTTTGGGGAAACCGTGTGGCTGGCAGAAGGGTATCGGGTGGCCAAGACATGGAGCGGTGGGCTGGATTCAGCCGAAGCTGTGTGGGGAGAAGAAGACTTCAAGGGCCTGCGCTGCGCAGAAGTCCTGCTCGTGGGTGACTACACGAAGAACCCGAGGTGGGAAGCGGTATCAAAGCAGTTGGATGTTTTGACCGAAAAGTGTGCAGTTATCGTCGTTGTTGACAAGGACTGGCCATGCGCACGCTGATCTACGCCGAAAACGAGAAAGACGCCCTGCAGTACAAGAACTATAGGTGCTTGTTCGGAGCAGGCATTGCACTGGACGAAAAGGACCTGGAATCGCCGGATTACACCGAAATCCGGTTGGTAGGGACTTATTACAAGAACCCTGGTTGGCACAACTTCATGACGCGGCTGTATCAACTCGTGGCCACAGGCAAAGCTGAATTTACCGTTGAGGAGTGGTGGTAATGTACGACGAGAAGAAGTTAGCCATGATGAAGCAATCACTGGGCGGCCACCACATTGACGAAGACACGTTGGAAGACCTGTCTCATGACGACTTGAGGGCGTTGCGAGACCAGATCAACGCCATGCTCCCAGAAGAAAGCCTGTCAGGAATGGACATGACGACCGAACTTATGAACCAGTACAGGCGAGTACTGAAGCTGCAGCGAGACTGTATGGAGGATTTGGAGGTGCCGCCGAACCAGAAGGCTCAAGTCGCGGCCCAGGTCAAGTCCACGCTCGGAGACCTTGTCAGAATGCAGACCGAGTTCTATACGTCGCAAAGGATGAGGAACATCGAGAACCTACTGATCAAGTACATGAAGAGCATCAGCCTGAAGGAAGCTAGAGAGTTTCTGGCAGAGTACGAGGCGCTCGGGAAAGATGACTAGGGTGCTTGCGTAAGTATGTCAGCAGGTATAAAATAGGGCCTTCCCGAGGAGAGACCAATGAGCAACACGCCTGCAGGTGGTGAGAAAACGTGGCTTCGAGGTTATGCCGACTGGGTGAGCGCGTGCCAATTGAAGCATGGCGGTCGGTACACCTACAGCCCGGAGCGTGTCCGGGATCAGGGTGCGTGGAAAGTCCGCATCATGTGCCCAGAGCACGGAGAATTCCTGCAGAACCCTGCCAAGCACAAGTCTGGTCAGAAGTGCCCAGCCTGTGCGGGAAACGTCCAGTTCGATACCCTGAGCAAGCTGAAGGTCTTGTACCCGAGACAAGTTTTCCCTGAAACCTTGCCGTTGCGCAGCAAAGACAGGTTTGAACTACAGTGCCCGGAGCACGGAGGGTTCACTGTGGTTTTGAATCAGCTACTGAGCAACAAATTCAAGATATCGAACGGTGAAGCCTGTCCAAAGTGCAATATTGCCAAGCGTGGCAGGTCCTTCAGGCGCGGGGACACACTGGAGAGACTGACCTTGAAGCACCCGCGCTACAGCTTTCAGGGGCCTGCAGAGGCACTAGTGACCGATCAGGTAAGCTACATCTGCCCAGAGCACGGACTACAGAGTAGTAAAGCGCACGACATGCTCAACGGCAGTGGATGTCCAGTCTGTGCCAATGAAGTGCGACCGGGAAAAGTTAGAGAAGCCGTTGGTGTCAGCCTGATGGACAATGTGCTGGCTGTGACTGAGAGGTTCGGTGGTTCGGTTATCCTGCACTTAGGCACGGTCAACCTGACGAAAGACTTTGTGCGCGCCACGTGTGTCAAGCATGGAGGGTTTGATGTCCGTCTGTACAGCCTGAAGGCTGGCCACGGTTGCCCAAAATGTGGGAAGTCTCGCATGTCAAAAGGTGAACTTGAGGTTGCGGAGTGGCTGAAAGAGAACCACCTCAATGTGGATCAGCAGTGCAGGGGTGTCCTTGAACGCGGAGAACTGGACATGATGGTGGGTAGCATCGCAATAGAGTACGGTGGGTTGTACTGGCATGGAGAAGGGTACAAACTGGAACGGTATCACCTAGAGAAGACAAAGGGCGCTCAACGGGCAGGACTGCGGTTGTTGACGCTCTTCGAGGATGAGTGGTTGTATCGCAAGGACGCAGTCAAGTCTGTATTGATGCACCAGTTGGGCGTTGGAGAACATCCTGTGATGGCAAGAAAGACAAGAGTTCGTCACGCATCTTGGTCAGAAGTGTCGCCGATCTACGAGCAATACCACCTGCAAGGTGCAGGCTCACCTTGCGCTGAGAACTACGCGCTTGAACTGGATGGAAGGCTGGTGGCAGCCATGTCATTCAAAGCTGACCGATTCGGTGACTTTGACAGGGAACTTGTCCGATTCTCATCTTCAGTGCGAGTTACTGGCGGGTTCAGTAAGCTGTTTGCGGCCTTCCGCAGGGAGCAGCCAAAAGGTCTGCGCGTGGTCAGCTATTGCGATCTGCGCTGGTTCACTGGGGACTGCTACCGGACGGTAGGTTTTGAGCATATTTCTGACTCAGCCCCAGGTTACTGGTGGTGTAAGGGGACTGAGCGGTTCTCTCGTATGATGTTTCAGAAGCACAAGTTGAGCAATAAACTGAGCAAGTTCGATGAGGCACTGACCGAGGAGCAGAACATGAGAAATAATGGATTCTGGAAGATTCACGACTGTGGTATGGGCAAGTGGGGAGTAACGCTTTGATTGATGACATATTCAAGCGACACTTGTCGCGCCTGCAATCATCGTTGTCAGCCCATAGCCCGGACTCGATTTGCGACTTCATCCTGCAGCATACTTACCTGAACGGAAAGAAGTTTTCGTTCGAAGGGCACGAGTATCAGCGGAAAATCCTGGAAGACAACGCCCAAAACATCTACATCGTCAAGAGCGCGCAGTTGGGCATTTCAGAGATGAGTGCGCGGAAGGCCCTGGGCAACTGTGCCCTGATTGATGGCTTCTCGACCATCTACACCCTGCCCTCTGCCACAGCCGCCCAGAACTTCATGCAGACCCGGATCAACCCTGTGGTGGATGGCTCCCCGTACCTGAAAGAGTTGGTCGACAAGAACGTGGACAACACCAGCATCAAGCGTTTCTCCAACTCGTATCTATACCTCAAGGGTTGCCAAGTTGATCGTCAGGCCATCTCAGTACCAGCCGACATGCTCGTATGTGACGAAGTTAATAACAGCGACCAGGATGTCCTTAGCCTGTTTGAGTCACGGCTGATCCACTCGGCTTACGCCCTGCGCGTTTTCCTCAGCACCCCTTCCATACCCAATTTCGGTATCGACCGGATGTTCAAGCAGAGCAAGCAGAAGTACAGCATGTGCCAGTGCACGTCGTGTCGTAACTGGTTCGTGCCGGAATACCATGACCACGTCAAGGTCCCAGGCTTCGACGACGACCTGCAGAAGATCACGAAGTCCATGTTCGCTGATCCCAAGTTCTTGTGGATGAACGCCTACGTGCAGTGCCCGAAGTGCAAGAAACCGGTGGACATGCCCAAAGCCAAGCGTCAGTGGGTGGTCAAGAACCCTGATGACGCCTTTGTCGATTCCGGGTACCAAATCTCGCCGTTTGATTGCCCTACCATCATCAAAACCCCGGACCTAGTCAAGGCCAGCGTCAATTACGAACGCCAAATCGACTTCTACAACCAACGACTTGGCAAAAGCCTGGAGGATAGGGAAACATCACTCCTGCGCACCGAGCTGGAAGAGATCACGATCACCGAGAGACCTGGTGGCATGCACTCGTATGTGATGGGCTTGGACATGGGCACGGTCTGCCACGCCCAAGTCTGTGCGGTTCTGCCTGATCAAACCCTGGTCGTGGTCAGAACTGAGGCCATCCCCTTGCACTTGGTCGTGGCCCGCACTGAGGAATTGCAACGCGAGTACCGACTGCGCATGATGGTCGTTGACCGAGGCCCGATGACGGAAGCGGTCTATCAGATTCAACAACGCATCAGGAACAGTTTTGCTGCCGTGTACGTGAACTCGAAGGGGATCGAGTTGTTCAAGATCACCGACAGGGAGGCAGTGGCAGAAAAAGGCGTTGAGGACATGAGGCAGGTGAACATCTGCAAAGATGCGTGCATGGACGTGCTGATGGCCCTGATAAGGACAGGCAAAATCCTGAAGATGTCCGACGAGCAGAACGAAATCTGGTACACGCACATGACGGACAACAAGCGGGTACAGATGTTCAAGAACGGAGAACTGGTTTACACGTGGGTGAAGACCATGAAAGTGGACCACTACCACATGGGCCTGCTCTATGCCCTGGTCGCTTCCCGAATTCTGGGCGTTTCAGACGACTATGGCACTCCCCTACCCCTACTTTCGTCGTTTCAGGTGCGCCAAAGGTAGACATTTGCCAGGGCAGTGTGCAGTATGCTGTCATAAAGACTTTGCTGTGCTCAGTTATCTGTTGTAAAATCAGGGACCACGAGGAGGTCCCTGATGTTCGATTCTGTCCGAAAGTTCTTTGGCATGAGCGCCGCGACGCAAATCGCGCCCGTGGCCCCGCCCAAGGTGAAGCCGGGGTCGCAAACCTATCCGTCGTACCTGAAGACGACCAAGCCATCGGACTCGGTCCTCAGCCTCGAAGACCGCAGGCTGGCCAGCACGGACACCACCACGCTGCGCAATGGACAGGACACGCGCACGATCATTCGGGATTTCGTATCGGCCAGCCCGGACCTGAGCGCGGCAGTCTGGGCCTACGCCCGCCTCGGCGTGCCCCAAAGCTGGACGGCGATTGCCAAGAACCCGGACAACACCTTTAACCGGGAAGCCACCCTGCTCGTGCAGCAACTGGCGACACGCTTCGACCTGCTCCCGGACTATGCCACGGACGGATTCACCGGGCCGCAGTCGATTCGGGCCACAAGTGAGTCGTTGGCCAGGGAACTGATGATGTACGGCAGTGCCTGTGGCGAGGTAGTTCTCGGGAAGGACCGGCTGCCCAAACGCATTCAGCCGATCAGCACCACGCAAGTCAAGTTCGTGGCCGGCAAAGACAAGATGCTCGTGCCGTGGCAGTACATCGCGGACCAGAAAATCAACCTGGACTACCCCACCTTCCTGTACGTGAGCCTGGATCAGTCCCTGCTTGACCCCTACTCGACCAGTCCGCTGGAGAGCGCAATCAAGCCGGTGATCTACTCGGAGCAGTTCTCGAACGACATCACCCGAGTCGTGGGCAAGGTCATCCACCCGCGCCAGAAGGTAAAGATCAACGAGGAGCAGGTCAGGAAGTTTCTCAGCCCGGAAGCCAAGACCGACAACCAGAAAGCAGTCGATGAACTGAACGCCATCACGGCAGCCATCGAGCAGAAAATCAACTCGCTGACACCGCAGGACGCCCTGGTCTACTTGGACTCTCTGGAGTTCGAGGTGGAGAACCCGAGCAATGCCGGTTTGGCTACCGAGTACAGCGTCCTGCAGGAGATGAGCAACGCCCGATTGAGTGCAGGCAGCAAGACCAACGGCACGATCCTCGGCTTTGCCTCGGGCAGTTCAAACATTGCCTCCAGCGAAATCATGCTGTTCATGAAGTCGTGCGCGGGTGCCGTCAAGGCCCCTATCGAGGAGTTCTGGAGCCGTGCATTCACCCTGTCGGCTCGCCTGTTCGGACTCGATGTGGTGGTCGAGTTCAGGTATGCAGCCATCGACCTGCGCCCGGAAAACGAGTTGCTGGCCTTCAAGCAGACCGAACAGATGATGACGCTGGAGAAGTTGAGCCTGGGGTTGATCTCGGACGACGAGGCCTGCCTGATCTTGAACGGGCAACTGGCACCAACCGGGATGAAGCCCTTGTCCGGGACGATGTTCCACAAGCCGGCCCCGGCAGCGGCGGACCCGCAGAACCCAACCAATAGCGGTTCAACGCTCAACCAGAAGCTGAAGCCAACGACACCGTCGACTGGACGCGGGCAGAACAAGCGGCAGAAGGCTGCCGTGGCTGCTGCGCCAACGACCACGCTGGTTAGCCCGGACATCACGGTGAACGTGGACAACACCCAGTCCTCGGCCTCGATCATGAAGATGCGAAGGAACGAGGAAGGCGAGTTGATCATTGAGAGGGTATCGCAATGAGTTTCGCCATGCGTGCCTTGAAAGCGGTCTGCCCACCGGACCACACCTACAAGGTGGCCCTGTACCCGGATGCCATCAGCCTTGACGCCTACACGCCCAAGGGTGAGTGGGTGGGCAGAGGGTATGCCGCTGGCGGGAATGTGCTGACCGGGTACCGGGCGGTAATGGATGGACAGGAAGCTGTGCTGCGGTTCAACAATACCGAGTGGCTGGACGCGGACATCAAGGCGAAAACCATCCTGGTCTATGACGCGGACACTGGCTATGCCATCAACGTGACACAACTGGAACGAGTAGCCGGGGTGTTTGACGGCTTGTTTGAGTATCGAATGCCCGACGAGGGTGTGGCCCGGATAGGGTAGTGTTAACTTACGACGAGCCAATTAGCTATGACTCGATCAGCTATAGCTATGATGGCACCCCGATATCGCCAGAAGTCGAAATCCCGCAAGCACCGGGTTCCGGGGCGGGCGGCGGCTGGGACGAGGGCGGCACCGGCTACGTCTGGAAGGACCGCGGCTGGGTCAAGGCAACGAAAGTTGCCAGATTCGGTATCAGTGTGCAGTTTGCGGGAAGGCCCTCATCTGCAGCCAGTGTCACCC